TAGCCCGTTTTTCTTTTCCCCTATAACAAAGTTTTGCTCATTCGGTACTTCGATATTGTAAAGCGATAATAGTTTATTAGAGAGAACCGCATCAAATCTAAAGTGGGTAGAATCTACGGTGAATGAATCGGTGAACGCTTCACAAGGTAATTGCTCACGAAAAACGTGGTTTATTGTATCGTACTTGAACACACTTTTATACTTCACCAGCACATCAACAGTCTTTAATTTTAAATCCTTTTTCAGTCGCTCGACCTCTTGACTTTTGTTTTCTGCTAATAATTGTACTGCGTGATTGTACTCTACTAAATTTCCATTGGCTGTTTTATACACCTTGATTGAATCGGTATAATTTAGCAACTCGTTATTCATTAACATTAGCTCTTTTTTCTTTCCGCAGCTATCAAGCCAAAAGAAAATCAAAGCAGCTACGCAAAGAAATATAATGATGTCTTTTATGTGTATTTTATACTTCATTTTTTGAAGTATAATTGTGATTCCGCACTTCTTCTATTTGCTAATCCTTGCAGTTTTTTCTTTTCTCCTTCTTCGTCTATCAAGCCATCACCATCATCATCAACTCCATTCTTTGTTCCATCGCCTGCATATTGCCATTTTTTAAACTCATACAATATACTAGGGTCGTTTGGATTTGCATTTACTTTTTTTAGCAATGTAGAGTTCTTTAATGCGTTAACCCCTGCATTATACGCAAAGTCAACTAAAGCATCGAATTGATATTGATTTATATCATCTCTTGTAAAACTATTTACAGCGTTTTCATATTGCGCTATAGTCTTTTTAAATATCTCGTATGCCCTTTCTTTAGTTATTGGCTTATCGGTCATTTTTACTTTTGTCCCATCTTCATAAAACGTAGAACCTAGACCTATTGTAGGCACTCCAGCAGGACACTTGTAAGGCTTTAAATACTTTGTAACATCTCCGCTACATTCAAAATATTCAACTAATTTAATTAGTTCTATTGATGATTTACTTATCATTTCCATTTGTTTTTTCCTTATCAGGTGTTTTCATGACGTGTTGAATAAATGCGCCAAATGATATACTAAACGCTGTTTCTAATTTCGCTATCAAGACCTCATTATTTTTAGGATACTCAACAAAGAATGCAAGTATAAAAGCAATAGCCAAAATAGTACCTATCATGAATCCTATTACATAACGCGCCTTTGCCTCAGCCTTTATCTTTTCCCACATCGTCATAGAGTTAGTTCGTAATTTTCAAATATTTCATTTATCATCTTCTTTCTTTTTTATTACTAGCTCATATACCTTTTTCCAGTTAAGAACTATGATTAATGATAAAGATATAATTGATACAAATTTAAATATAACGCTAACTAATAAATCAACTTGGTTTAATTGTATTGCTCCAAGCCATGTAGCACCACCGATGGTAGCTAAAAAAAAATCTACTATCCCTTCGTGCTGTTTCATTTTTTTAACGATTCATTTTCCGCTTTTAACTTCTCGTTTTCTTCAATCAATTTAGTTAATGTAATAGTAGCATTTTTACCAAATTCAAAGAATGACATTGAAGCCTGTTCAAATCTATTTCTTTCGTTGCTTAACAAATCATAAAAGAATGTTACAGCGTCTTTTGCGTTATCCGCTTTTAGTATTACTGGTTCTGCTGGTTTATTATCCATAATTCTCGCTTGCTTTTTCTACGTGGTTAGGGTCGATTTTATTTAATACCAAAGCTATAAATTTACCAGTGCTTTTCAAAGTGTTATTTCTTTTATTGATACCTAGCACCGCACTTATAGTATCGTCAGGATTTCCGAATTTATATCCTTCACTTTTTATAAGGAAATCATTCATTAAATTGGCTAAAACAACATTTCCCATTTGGTCAAGTGATATAGCCATCTTCTTAAAGTACTCATCAAGCCTTCCCCATCTTACTCTAAAAGTAATCAATGAATAAAACCACCCGATAGGAAAAAGAACCCAGCTAAGTAGCCTTGCTATTATGAGGAGTATTAAGCCCATTAAGCTTCAATACAAGATAGTCCCGATTCATATAATTCCTCAGCTATCTTAACATAGATAGAGCCAAAGAAATCACCCAGCGTGGGAGTATAATCATTTGGATTATCAGAAGTAAAAGAGAAATTGCTTTTAATTTGAAGCTCAGCAGTATCTCTAATATCTGCATCTCTATCAGTCTTACTTTTAAACGTCTTTACGTAAACATCTAAATTCCCCTCCTTATTTCTGCTCACTGAGTCAATGAATAAATAGGCTTCGTTTGTTGTGCCTATAATGTCATGAGTCAACTCGTTGTAAGGTCTAATTTTTTTCTTATACCCGATTGATGTTGTTATCTTAATTGCCATAGTATTGTTTTTAAATATTTACCCACGTTGAACCATTATAATAACTTGCCTGATTAAGTGTAGAATCATAAACCATTAACCCAGCTCTAGGTGATGAAACTGCATTCTTCTGCGTTGTAGTCATTGATGGAAGACCTAAGCCTTTTGTAGTGCTTGTTATATCAAATATTGCACTAGCGTTGGCAGCACTTGCGCCTACCGCTAAACTATTTATAAAATATGAATCCCCACTACCAGCTAACGACGTTTTAGTTACTGCGGTGCTATTTTTAATATCTACGTACCCATGCCCTCCACTATGTCCTATGTATATGGTGTCAGCACTTCCGTTAGTTTGTACAAAGCCCAAGCTGCTTGTTGTTCCTGCTGCGTGAAAATTAATGAAAGAGTTATAATTCATGTGCGATGCAATACCTGCAGGACGTGAAGCGTAAATCAAGCCAGCAGAATCGAACCTAAACAATTCTTGACCACTGGAATTATAAACATTCCAAGCGTAAGAACTACCCGCTGCAAGATATTGAAGCATTGCCCAAGCAGTAACTCCGTAAGTGTCAAATTTAATTCCAGGTTGACCACCTGAATCACCTATAACAATTTGTTTATCACCTCTAAATCTTATGAGTTCATCAGTACCATTTGTAATCTCTAAATAGTTTGTGGAGGCTGTTCCGTTTAAAATAAATTGCCTAGCGTTTGATGTTGATGTTAAATCGGCAGAACCTAAGTTGGGTGCTGCTGCCCAAGATGGTACACCAGCAGCTAAAGTAAGTACGTGCCCATTTGTACCTGCTGCTAATTTTGCCAGCGTGTTCGATGCAGACGAATAAAGAATATCTCCAGTTGTATAAGAACTAATACCCGTACCTCCCTCTGTCGCTGCAACTTGTGTGCTTACTGTTATTAATCCTGTGCCTGCCGATGTCTTAACAAAACCATTAGTAGTATATCCACCAATTAAAATAGTTCTATCGCCTTTTAATTTCAATATCTCGGCTGCTGAACCATTTAAAAAAGCTAAACTTTCTGTTGATGTACCTGCTAATGTATATGTTCTTGCTGCATTATCAGCCGTTAAATTGGCATTTCCTAAATTATTTGAAGCTGGAAATGTTAAATCTGTATTGAGTTCTGTCAATAAGTTAGCGTATGTAATCTTTCTAGTAGCATAGGTGGAAGCACCCATATCTTTAGAGATGTCCAATAAATCACCATTCGCTAGTGTTGTTATCGCTGTGTATGTGCTTATCTTATTTCCCATTATTATATAAAATTAAAATTTATTTTTACAATTTGTCAATTTTGCCAAACATTATTTGTTAGAAATAATTACGCTTTATTGTATCTCGTGTTTTAGCTTTCATCGTTGCTTTAACTTTAGCGCATTTGTTTTGAACGTATGTTTTAACCTCTGTAATGGCAGATGGCTTTAAAGCTAATTCAGTTATTGGTGCGTGGTTGTAGTAATTGTAGTCAGTTACATATATTTCATTGCCCAAAAAAACATCCTTTAAAACATGTTGCATATTACTATAATCTAACAACTCACTCTCGAATTCGTATCTATCTTCAATCCTATCTTGAATCTGTATAAACTCGTGGCTACTCTTTTCAATCTCATCTACAATAATCTCAGGAGTTGCATAAGTAACCATGCCTTTAACCCTTAACCATTGCTCAATATTTAAGCCTGTGAAGTTCACCTTGTTATTGAATATCTTACCATTTTGAAACCAATTAAAAACTACTGTACCATTGGCTTTAATTGCTGAATAAATACGTAAGTAATATTCGTCGCTATATGTAGTGGTTGTTCCCCCTCCAAGTGCAGCCGTTACGGTTTTAATTCTATAATAACCTTCACCATAATTTGCGAGTACTGTTGCCCAATCTAAATAGAATGTTGCTAGTTTTGGCTGTGCTGTATAATCTCCTACATCTTGCCACACTCCATAAGTACTATTCGATACTTGAAATAAATCAGACCAAGTGCCACCGCTTTTTGTTTGAACGAAGAAATTAACATAACTAGCAGTAGACAAAGCAACTCCGAAAAATTGCGTTTTATCGTTGTATAAAGCATTGCTAAATACCAACTCCGCAAATACTTCATTTTGGTTTACTATTACATCGCACTCATCTAACTCACCTAATGATTGAATTGCGCTTGTTGGCGTTTCTGTTGATGCCTCAGCAATAGTAAACACTTGCTCATATACGATGCCATCCATTATCATTGGATTAGCGTTTGTCATATCTGTTGTAATTGCCATCTATTCTATCTCTTTAATATTGCCGTCTTCTAATTGTTTGTATGCCCCTGCTTCAGTTAATTTACCTAAAGCCATCAATCCTGCATCGTGCATTATTCTACTGCTTATTCTTATCTGAGTACCAGCAGGAAATAAAGCCGCATACTCTTTTTTAAACAATGCCTCAAAAACTACTGTTGTTCCGTTGTTTGTAATCTTCAATTTAGTTTGACCGCTCACTGGTTCAAAGTTCATATACGTTGGTGTAGCATCAATACTATTTATTTCACCTTGAACAGACAAACCACCTGCATCATTCTTTTCCGCTCTAGTCATTCCATCAACTTCTAAGCCTGTTGATATTGCCGAGTTATACGTGAATGTTGTTTTAATCAAAGTATCCGCATCTTTTAATATCTCGGTAGTTGGAAGCGCAACGCCTGCAACCGTATTAGATGTAATTGCTATACTGCTAAATTGCGCCAAGCTGTTATCATCATTATACGTGTAAATATCGAAGTACGGGAATCGATTAATATAAGTTGTTACTGTTCCTGCTGTTCCTTTTACATCGGCTTCTACAATCAATCTAAGTTGATAGTTATTCACCCCGTCATAGTGTGAAGCCTCCATGTTCAAACCGTTGTTAGCCTCCGTTGAATCGAAGAAAACACCATCTGCACCGCTTAACGCTGTGTAATCCATGTAAGGCACTCTAAAAGGATAGCGAACTAAATAATATTCTGTGCTTCCACTTGTTGAATCGTTGGCAACTGTGATGTATTTAAAATCTCCTGCTGTGCTTTGTTGATATGGTTGCGCTTTACTTAGATTAATTTGCTGCGTTGAGCCACTATAAACAGGTGTACCAAATCCTATTTTATCTTCTGTTATCGTAAAGTATTCACCGCTTACTGTGTTGTATGCCACAAACTTGAAACGCATCTCACTAATATTTGCATCTAGTGAAGTATCTAAACCAAAAGCAAACTGTAAAAGCGCTGTGTCTTCAACGCATCCAACGTAATTACTAAATGGCGTGTCAACTCCTACTGCCATATCTTGACGGTAAAAACCAAAGTCTGATATCGTATAAAGTCCAGTTACATCGCTACTTATTTCAATGCTTGTAGTGTCTAGCATCGTTGTTCTATACACCCCTAAATTGTTCAAGTCATCAACGGCTATCATTATAGCGTAATCATCACCATTTGTTAGCCTTGCTTCTTGCAACGTAGTAAAGTCTATTGAAAATTGAATCTGTAATTTAGTGCCTCCACTATATGAACTAACTACTAAATCTTGAATTATAGTGCTATCTGCCGATGCTGCGCCTCTTACATTTCTAAGTGAATCGAATATAAAATTAGTTTCATAGTCATCTGTTTGCACTATATCGCTATCCTCAGGCAATGCAGATAAATACACCATAGCAGCGTGATTGTAATTCATACCAACTCCAGTAGGCGAATTAACTATTACTGTTACATCTGTAATGCCGTCGCCAACTATTCCCGTAGCTGTAAGACCTGTTGAATGGTCTAAATATGTAATGCTTTCTATTGCGAAGTTCGGCAGACCACCGTTAAATGTTTCATCAAATCCACCCACATTGCCCAGTAACTGATTATCTTCAACAATCTTTATTTCATTCGGGTTCTGCGAAGTTACGCCAGCTTTAAGATCAAAAATATATTTGTAAGTATTGTTATTTAGCAACGCAGCTATATTTGTTCCGCTTAGTAGTTGCGTTCTTTCTGCATCTAAGAAGTATGGAAATACTCTAAATATATGCTCAAATTGAAACTCCTGCGTATAAGCATCAACATCTTGCACGAATTTAATCTTAAAACTGCCAGTCTTTCCCGTCTTTGCGCTGTTTGCCCATACGCCATCTACAAGCGATGTTGAACGTGCGCCAATAGCACCTAAGCCAACATTCTCGGCAGTCCAAGCCATTAAATTACCATCTTGCAGGTTAACAAATGTCTTTGAACTATTATTGTCTATAAGATTATACGATAATTTGAAACCACGTAAAGCCGTTTTACCTCTTACTACTGCATTTGTGCTAGTAAATGCGGTGCAAGTTCCGCTAAACATAATAAGCGTGTCGCTTACGTACGTGATAACTAAATTTGAACCTACTGCTGGATTACTAATATCATCAAAAATATCTATTGTATCGCCTGCAATAAATCCATCTTCTAAAAACGAGCCGCTATTTCTAATGATTTGCGATGTGGTAGCACTAAAAGCATCGGTAGCACTTGCATCACTTCTCCATGAATAACGAACTGTAATAACCGCTTTAATTAACTCAGGTACATTGGCTTTTAAGTACGTGTCGTAAGTACCCGTATTACTTGCAAAAGTAGTACCGTTAACTAGCTGATTATAAAATTTTCTATCTGTTACAATATACGGCATTACTTAGCGCTTTTTGTAAAGTTTATAATGTCTTCGATTACTTTGTTATTCGATTTTAAAACATTGTCATTATTAGCGTTCATCTCAAATGACACTTTCTTTGCATTCTGTTTTACCTCGTTAACCTTTGTAATAAAGAACTTTTTTTGTTCATCACTTAAGCTGCTCAAATCAATATTATCAATATCTTTTAGAGCTTGCTTCATCATTTTATTTGCCATGTTTATTTGCTGCTTCCACATATCTAAATTGTTATAATTGTTTCTTTTAAATTCGTGTCGTATGGCTTTCTAATTCTATACGTTGCAACGGCTTTGTCTTTGTCGTGTTCCCATGTTATCTTCTCCATTCTGCACACATCGCCATCACTGTTATAAAAGTAGTTATTATTTCCAATTGCTACAAAAGAAGAACGGGAAAAAGGTATAATAATATTTTCGTATATCCTCCATTGCGCTCTATAATTATTTGCAACAAATGATTTATCAATTATGTAGTTATCATAAAAGTATTTAGCGCCACATACATCTCTTTGGTTGTTTGCTAAAACTTTATATTGACCTCCTGCTATATTTATAGTAACACATTTTAATAGTTTAGGCATCTTGGTTTGGTCGTCTTGAATCTTTAATGCAGATGCTATATGTTGATATGCTGCAACCGTAGGAGATACACCAATTCCGAATATGTTAGCTATGTCGTTTATTCCATTGTATAAAGCGCCCAGCATTTCTTCTATTTTATTTTTATTCTCCTTTTGATTACCTAAGGCAAGTTCAATTCTTACCTCGTCATAGCCTTTAATTAAAGATCGTTGTGCATTTGGTATATTTGCAACTTCCGTATGTATTTCATGAGCCGTTCCGCTATATTTTTCCTTAGTCCATATATCATAATCATCTGTTTCAAACTTAACAACTCTCACACCGCTTATCTCCTCTGTATTAGGTCGCCAGCCCGAAATATAAACATCTTCCATTTGGTAAGTAGATTGGCTTGGCAAAGTAGACTGGCTTAACCAAAATACATCATTATTTAATGGCTCAAAGTGAACTGTTTTTTTTGCGTTGTCTATTTTAAACTTTGCATTAAATAACTTTTCAACTAATTGAAAATACTCGCCTACAATATATCCGTAGTCTTTAACATTAAAATAACCTGTATCTGTACTAGGTGAATTCAATGGCTTATTATCTACTACCAAATCCTTAGAAGGGAATATGTACAACGTGTTTAAATCTATTATGCTACTGCTGAATTTATAACCTCCAAAAGCATTACAAGCAATGTTCATGTATTGCTTTAATGTTAATGCTTTAGCATATCTAGGCATAGGTAAAAACACTTCTAATATTTTATTGTACAGCTTTATTAATGCTACTAGCAACGCTATTGAATAAACTAACTGTATAACGGCTACCGCAATAGTAAAGCCACCTCCTGCAATTGGTCCAGATACACCTCCTACTGTATGCGCTACTATATTCGCAACATTTTTGGCTAAATCTGCTATTGCTTGCGCTAATAATATAGATGTTTGCATTATCTGCACTTCTATCATCAACACCTCTAGTGCGTCAAATGGCTTTTGCTTAACGTAAAGTATTTTACTAAACATAGTGCTAGTAATATATCCTTGCGATTCCAACAGCGCCCAAGTAGTACCCATTGCTTTAGCCTTGAATGTATCTATTTGGTTACGCTCTTTGATAGTGCATTGAACTTTAAATTGTAATGTTTCATCGCTAGGCGTTAAATCTACGTATCCTTCTGTAAAATCAATATACCCGTCAAATACATACGAACTTCCACTATCCTCATAATCTTCAAAAGTGATAGGAAGTGAAGTGAAATATCCATTAGCGTTGACAAAATCTTTTATTGCCTTTGCTGCATCGGCTACAAATGTAAAGTTCGTAGTAGTAATATTGGCTTGTACGCTATCATTATCCCATGTCATTAAAGACTGAACACCCTGCCAACCTTCTGGCGCTTGTACAACTACGCCATCTATTTTACAAATCAGTTGCCCCATTAGAATAGTTTATTACCTCGTTCGTAATGCTTTCTTAGTAAATTGTTGCCCTCTCTTATATCTTCTCTCACTCCTTTTGTTATTTCGCTAACAGACCACGATGGCACTGGCTTAGTTCTTATTGCTTCCTCTACTCTTTCTAACTTCTCAACTACTTTAGTACTTATCGGTTCACTAAATGAATATGCACTTTGAGAAGGTGTTGAAACATAGTCCAAAGGATTAAATCGCCCTTCGTTGATGTCGTATAACATTTGCTCACCATATTTGTTTACAGCATCATGTTTTACCACGAACTCCTCGCCCTTCTCATTAATTCTAACTAACTGCTCTCCACCGTCAACTAAACCACCTTTCTCGAACGCTTTTATTTTATTCAATGCACCTTCAAGGTTAGATAGTAATCCGTTTACTTGATTAGTAGCATCTCCACTTGGATTAGTGCTGCCAGCTCTAGCCGACGCTATAAATGCTTCAATACCTGCCAATATAATAGCTTGTTCACGTTGTCTTTTCAATGCCTTTTCTCTTTTACTTTCTAGTTCTGCTTGGCGCTTTTCTTCTAGTGCGATAGACTGTTGAGCGTTTAACTGCCCTTGTTGCGCTAATGTTTTAAGCTGGCTTTCTCTTTCTTCGCTTGCGCTTAACTCTTTATCGATAGCATCTAGTTTAGCCTTTGCGGTTTCTTCGCTTATCTTCTCCATAAATTGTAGCGCTTCTTGAGCGAATTGTTTACGTCGCTCAAATGATTCTTTTTCCTTTTCTTCTGCTAATTTTCTTAATCTATCTTCTTCTTCAATTTGCTCATAAACTAAATCCATCTGCTTTTCATTCATCTCTACTTTTGCTTGCCACTCTGCATCGTCCGCTTCTTCTTTTTGTTTTTGTATTTCTTGCTCTGTTTTTAGTAAATCCATTTCAGCATTAAGAGAATCCATTATTTCTTTTTCCTCTTGCTCCATTTTCTTTTTAGCGTAATCCTCTCTTGTTTTACGCTTTTTCTTTAAACTATCTTTTTCTTTTTCTTCATCCTCAATTCTTTTCTTTTCTTTCATGTACTCTATATCAGCCTCATAGTTGAATTCTATCTCTTTTTTCTTAATATTATAAACTTCTAATATTTTTGCTTGCTCTGCTTGATTTTCATCTAAGTTTTTTTGCTGCTCTGCTAAATATTCTTTCTGAGGATCTAAAGATTCAATTCCCCACTCTGGATGTTCTTTTAATAATTTTTTTTGTATTTCTAATCCTTTAATGGCTCTATCTCTTTTAGCTGTCAATTCTTTTTCTTCTTCTTGTAAATCTTTTACTAAATCTAACTGCTCTTTGTATTCATTATTTAATTCATTTATTTGCTTCTTAAATTCTATACTTCTTGCTTGTTGTTGTAATACAAACATTTTTGTATATTCTTTATTTAATTCAGCCATTCTAATCTTATGATTGTACATAGATAAAGAAAGTTGTGAATACGCATCAGAAGTAGCAAGTATGCTTTCATTTAATTTATTATTTGTATCTGTCGCTTTTTCGGTTTCTTCATCGAAAAATCCCATAGCATCGGCCAGAGAACCCAATAAAACAACTATTGCTCCGATACCTGTAGAAATTAAAGCTATCCTAAATGCTTTTGTTGCTACCGTTGCTCCACCTGTTGCAAAGGCATATAATGATTGAGCAGCCGCAGCCGCTTTTGTTCTTACTGAATTTAAAAACATCATTGCAGCGCTTTCCTTTTGCAAAGCGTTTTGAATTTCTTGAATACCGCTTGTTACAGCCATAATAGCTTGTAACTTAACCATCGTTTCTTTCCATTCTTCACCGCTTTCACCCATTAACGCCATTGCGCCTTCTGCCACTTGAAATCCATTAGCAAGTAAATTAACGCTACCAACAAGCCCATCGATAGTTTTAGTATCACTTGCCATGTTGCTAATCTCTGCTTTAGTATCTGAAATAGTATCTTTAAGCTCAGCAGCTCGTTTTTGCATCTCTCTAAATGCTGCACTATCTCTTTGCCCTGCTAGTTCTAAATCAATTAACTGCTTTGTTAAGTCTTTTAATTCTGCCGTTGCGCTTGCGTAGTTACCGACGTTACGCTGAAACCTTTTTACGCTTTCCTCCGCATTTTTAACCTCTCCAAATAGCCTATTAAATTCGTCTGCTAGTTCCTTTGGCGCTTTATCCGTACCACCTAAAGCCATTATCTGTTTAGAAAGTCGGTTTAAAAGCACTACGTTTTTCTCGTATTGTGTACTTTTTTCGCTTTCTAGTATGGCATTTTCTCTGTTTAATTGGTTTTGGCGCTTTAACTCTAGGTTGTATTGTGCTTGCTCTTTAGCTGCATCACTAGTAGCTTTATTCAACTTTTCTTGAATTTTAGCTAGTTCAGCGCTTTGTTTCTTTAAATCTTCTACTTCTTTCTTAGTATTTTCTATCTCTTTTGCACCGCTTGCAGTTGACGGACTAGCACCACGTACTTTTGCGCTTAATGTTTGAGCAGAAGCCTTTAAATTTTCTTTAAGAGTTAAAGCCATAGCGTTCAACTCTTCCAATCTTTGCAAGCCTAATTTTCCAAAGTCATCGGAAAACAAATCATCAAAAGCCGTCTTTTTAGCCATTGTCTTTCTCTTTTAATTTTTTAACGCTTCGTTTCATTAACTCGATGTATCCAAAGAATTTAGAAACGCATACTTTTTTTTCTTCAATTGAAAAGTTCATAAACTTCTCAACATTTACAATCACCTCAACTAAATTCGCTTTACCTTCCTGCTCTTTTACCCCTTCTATCTTAGCCTTTTCAGCCTTTAATCGTGAGCGTGTAATGCTATCATTATTAATCAATACATCTAGTTCAAGTTGCAGTATTTTCTTCTCTATAATCATACGGTTAACGTATTGCTCAGTCAATCCATACTCAAATAAAAACCTATCATCAATTGCTTTCCACGCCTCAAATAGTTCTTTGGCTACCTTCTGCGTCATAGCCTTACCATGTAAAGCCTCATCTATAAACATATAAGATAAGTCGCCAGTTTCTTTCACCTTGTAAAAGTTCCAAATAGGCAAATTATCTATGCTATTGTAAAATGTCATGCAGCGTTCTTTTTAATTTCAAATACAAACTCTCTTACTAACAACTCTCTCAATCTCTCCTTATTATCTTCGTTCAATCCTAAAATATCTATGCCGTACATATCGAATAAATTATGCCCACCACCCTTATCAGCATCGGCATCTATAATAAACTCTCCACTACTCACCTCTACCGTCATGCTATTGTAAAAATCACCCGTATCTCTTAGCGTTATGTGGTCTACTCGTTGCCCTTTTTTCTCTTTTATCCAAATAGTTATCGGTGAATAACCGCCGCCCCCAATCAATTCACCATTGCTATCTTGCCCTAGTTCATACATTTGTTCTTGGTTCATCTCAATAATCATTTCTTGCACCTCTTTTCTTCGCAATATATTTGCTATTGCCTTTGTAACTTCCTCTCTAGAAAGTTTCTTTTTAAAGTATTTTATGGCTGCAAAAAATTCCATACTTAAAAAAAATTGCCCACCCTTTTTAATAGGTGGGCAACCCCAAAACAAACAAATAAACAAAAGCTATTTTAATTTCTTTTTACCTTTTTTTGGCTTTGCTACCTCTGCCACTGGTACTTCTTCAACTTCTTTTACTTGCTCTACTTCATCTAATTGAATAGTTTGAATGAACTCATAAATATCTCGTGCGTGTGGAATCTTACCCATATACATTTCATCAAACTCTTCCCAGTTTAACTCTTTTGCATAAGTTAGGTTGATTTCAAGTTTTAAACCTTGAAACCTAACCCACTTCTCACGCCCATTATTGAATAATTCGTGCTTCATAATTAAGGAATTGCAATAGCGTCAGTTGAAACATCGTAACCGTTTTTCAATACCTTAACAGTCATTGAATCGGCAGATGTTTGAGCTGTAAATGTAGCTGTATAATTACCTGCACTATTCTCTGTTAATCCTGTTACTGCAACATCGGCAGCATCAGTAGTATTTCTAATCTTAGAAGTAGCACCACCAACAGATGAAACTAAATCCGCAGCTACTAAATTCTCAACAGCATCACCGTAAGTATCAGTTACAGTAAAAGTGATTGAAGTAGTTGTAGCACTTGCGCACTCAACAGTTGCATCAATCAAAGCGTAAGAATCAGTTAACGGATTGAAATCTGTCAAATCTGAGTATTTCAACACATTAATAGATGAATCTTTGAAGTATGAAGCAACATCGAATTGAATCATAATTTTTTCTACTGCTGAATCTGTAGGCATTACTAACATAGTGTCGAATGAACCATTTTCAACTGGAATAGGATATAAAGCTGTGTCATTTGCTTTTTTGTTGTATCCAATGTTACCCCCAGCATCGAAGATATAAAAACCAAAGTTTGAAATATTTTCCCATGCTTCAATTTTACCTAAAAAAGAAGCGCCTTCTTGGATAAAGAAACCTGTGAAAGTTCTTTGTCCTTTTCTTAATTTGCTTTTTCTTCCACTATTGAATGTTTCAAATTCACTAGCAGCTCTTTCAGTTGCTACGTTTTCGATGATAGGCGTTGGATAAAATCTATCCTCAGTATCTACATCATTATACTTCAATATCCATTGCGCTTTTAATTTCGCATTAGTTAAAGAGATTGAGTTTTCGCTCCCATCAGCACCGTAAAGAGGCACTAGAACGAGCATTTTAGTTACTTCCAAAACTGATTTACAGTTTCTAGTTCCTAAGTCTACGAGTGTTTGACAAGCTGCCATTTTTCTATTTTTATTTTAAAGTTACACAAAATTTAATTTTTCCTATTCAAATATATACAATATTTTATTTGGTTAGCAATTTCCGCACAAAATATTTGCATTTTTTGATATAGGTATATTTCCATTTAATTCTACGCCTGCAAGATCATTGTTAAATATTGCCTCGCTGCCATTCTTTCCGTTGCGTACTACTTGCACATTCCATCTACTCCATTTAGCTAGTGAATAGTTTTCGTTTTGAGCATAAAACAGCCTTCTAGTGCGTATTTTACGAATAAACTCTAGTGCTAATTGGTGCATTCTGTCAACAACATTGCCGTACAAAGTTTCTATAACGCTGCTAGTCGGGTCGTATTGGTCTACAAAAAACATCTGAACTCTAGGTATTGAGCCAATAGGTGAATCAATATTAGGTAATTCAATATCTTTTATCTCGAACAATACTACTGCTGGATAGTTTTTATGCTGCTGCTGTTCTTTTCTGTCTATCTCAGCGCTTATGTCAATAGGCTGCCCGTAAAAGAAATAAGGAGCTAAAGCACTCCACGTAGTTGAACCCGTTAAGCTAGTAGAAGATTTAACTGTAAATGAAATATTAATACTCACCGCAGTAACTTTAACAGCCGTAGCGCCAACATTAATATATTGACCTACTACAATATCCTTTGTGCAATCAACATTTATAGTCCAAGAGTTACTACCATTATTCACAACCGATAAAATAGAACCTGTTCTATCGGCTCTCATTTCGTCGATAACTTCTTTAATAATATCTTCCTCGCTTATGAATGTCATTATAACGAGTTATTTAAAAACATTTTATCTTTCTTCTTGCCTTTGAATGTCGGGAAAGCATCGTATGAAACCAATGTCGCAGCGTTAAAGTTAATACTAGCGCTTTCATTTATCTTAAATGATGTGTTAGCAACAAGTGAACTAATATTATAATCTGTTCCGCTTATGTTTACTGTGTCGCCATTTGCCATATAAGTAGTAGAAGGCACATAAAAAGTATGTGTTCCATCACCATTATTACTTACGCTTGTCGATGTAGTTTCAATATCTTTATGGTCTAGTATGAACTTTCTTGCTGCTCTATATAAATCAATGGCTGTGTTATACTTTAACTCTAACCTTGCTAACATTTCACCGTTATCTAGTACAGCGCCATTCTGTGAACTTCCTTTTACGTTACCTAACATTGTATTGTGAAATACTTGGTCGTGTGCGTAGTTATAGTACGTGAATAACTTCAACATTCTTTCTAATCCTGTGTAATCTACGTTTAAATCAACGTCATCATCTACGCTTTCTTCGCTGTTGTTGTATGTTTCTATTACACTTTTGCGTGGGTCAACATAAACAACTCCATTCAATAAATCATCATACTTTGTTCCGCTTGTTGGTGTTGGCAATGTTGCGCCAAACTTCATATACAAATCATCACCTAGCAAATCTTTTAAGATGCTTTCTTGCACTTCTGCAATATATGCATCTACATCATCCTCAGTAAATGTGTTTACAGCTATTTTAACCTCACCTGTAAAGTCTGTATTTGCTAATATGCTAGTGTATTGGCTCATCTTTTTATTTTTGTTGCGAGTGATGGACTCGAACCACCGCCCTCTAGATTATGAATCTAGTGCTCTTCCTCTGCGCTAACTCGCGATAACCTTAATTACTTCTGTGGTAATATGTACCCGTATAGCTTACCTGCCATTGTTCCAGAACCAGTCCAAGACAATCGGTAATATCTATATGGAGAACCAGTAATAATAAACATTCTTGTATTAATCGATACGTTTGAGCAACTCAATGTTGCAGAACCACCGCTAATATATGATGTGTTTACTGTTACATAGTTAGTACCATCATTAGAACCTTGCAAAGTAACTGTTCCACCAATAGTTCCGCTAGTTTTAGAACAAACTACTTGAATGGTTGCTACTTCGTATTGGTTTTTAACTTGAATTGATACAGTACCAGTACCTGAGTTAGTTACAGTAGTGCCGTTGGTACTCATTTCGCTAACTATACCTTTACCTCCAATGGTCTGAGCAAATAAATAGCCATTGATAGAACCAGTCAATGTAGTTGACCCCGTAAATACTACTTTGTACTTTCTGTATGCGTTATTATCAACTATCCACACATAAGAACTTGTACCACTTGCAGCCATCGCCAAAGTATCTGTACCAATTTGCTTGTAGTTTGAACCGTCAATAGAACCGTATAACTCTGCCTTACCTGCTGCTGTTCCGCTAATTCTTGTGAATGTAGCGTGAATAGATACCGATTTAGCGTAGTTGCTAACTGTGTAATATACACTATCAGCAGTTGTGTTAGTGATTGTATCACCGCTTCCAGTCATAGTAATTACATACTGTTGACCGTTAACAGCGAAAGCACACACTAAACAAACTAAGAATAATAAATTTTTCATCTTATTTTTTTTTAGATTTTGATTTCTCTTTTTTTACTTCTGCTTCTTTTTTCTCCACGTCCTTAGCATCTTTATACTCAACATAACCCATTACAACAAGTTCCTTCGCTGTTCTTAACGGCAAATTTAACTCTGAGCCATCTTGTATCTTTCCGCTTGGGAATGAATCACCAAAGCCTTTTTTAACTACTACTTTAACTTTCATAAGTATTTATTTAATAAGAGGAGAGCAGAAGCCCTCCCCTAGATTATTTATGCAGTTTCAAGCGCTGCCATGTCGGTAGCGAAAGTACCAGTTACGAAAGCTGTTCTGTCGTTATTCTTAACGAAGCAAACACCTCTCCACTCTGCTCTGATGGTTTTGAAGTTTTTAACGAAGTTATCAGAGTTCAATCCGATTTCAACAGTTACAGCTTTTCTATCCCATACATAAGCCTTAGTGAAATCACCCACTAAGTAAGTACCAGCAGTTACTAAAGTAGTTTCGATGATTGGTGTACCATCTACGCTCATTGCACCGTTAACCAACATTAATCTGTCAATGTAACGCTTATCGGTTGAACTTACCTTAGCAACTTTCAATTTAGTTACATCAGTTGGGTGCATCATGATATAGTTTGGTGCATCTTGGTTAGCGATTTTGATTTGGTTAATCGCAACAGCTAATACATCTACTTCGTTTGCGTTATCAATTGCAGCAGCAAATGAACCAGCAGCGAAAGCAGTAGCAACAGTTTTGATACCATTCAAGATAGGTGATACACCAGAACCAGAGTAGCAACCAAGTTCAACAGCTTTTAACAACTCTTTTCTCAACTCACCGTCAATGATGCTTGCCATTTGTTCAGCATCTTCCAACATCTCATCGGTGATAGTGATGTAAGCTGTAACTTTCTCTACTTTTTGTGAACCTACCAATAAATCAAAATCAATTTGGTTTTTAGCAGCACCTTCGGCAGTTGCACCAGCAGTACCATCTTTGTTAGCTTGGTAAACCCATTCTACTAATTTAGTAGATACAGAACCTCTTGAAACGATGTCCAATAATCTTGGCATACGTGAAGGGTAGAAGTTTACACCCGCTACACGAGTAGCTTGTGGCACTTCGCCTGTTACGTTGTTTGAGAAACTCATGTCGCCAGCAGTTTTGATTTCAAACTTTACGTTTGCACCACCTTCTTTGATGGCTTTAATCTCGTTTGCTTTCTCTACTACAACATCTCTCAATGATTTCTCACTAACAGGCTCTTGTTTAGATAGTTTCTTCAACATAACACCTTGCGCTTCTAATGCTGCGTTAAGTTGTTTAAGTTGATTGTCTTTCATTTCAGCGAAAGCAGCTTTTAAAGCCTCTACATTTTCAGAGTTAGCTTTAGTAGCATCTTCAATCTCTTTTCTTGCTTTTTCGTTGTACTCATTGTACAATCCTGCTAATTGTTCAGCTTCCATAGATTTAAGAGCCTCAACAGTTAGACTTTTTCCTTTTAAGAAATCTTCAAATTTCATTTTTTTAATAGATTTAAGTAAAACATTTTTTGTGCGAGTTCCTTTGCGTGCAGATTTTCGTTCGGCTCTTCTGTTCGCAAAGTGTCTTTCACAGACGGCTTTACTTCTTTGAGTGAATCTATTAACTGTTGTATTTGCTTGAAACGGAACTCTAATCCTTCAAGCCTTTCATCAGTACCTTTGCCATGTCTTAACGCTTTTTCAAACGATAGACACATATTATTAAGCTTTTCAGCTACATTATCAAATCCTTCTAATCCTTTCGCTACGTCAATAACTGGCGTGAACTCATTAGCGCCAAATGTAACGCCCGACACTTCCCATAACTTAACCTCGAATATTTCAAAGGTAGTTTCATCTATCTTCTTAATCTTGTCCTTTACGTAGTTAAAGCCTATTGAATGCTCTCTAAGTATCTCATCTTGGTAATCTCTTAAAGCATCTTCGCCTTTAGTTGATGTTCCCATCTTAGAAACCACGAATAATCCTTTAGAATCTTCGCTAATCTCTTGGATATTTCCTATTTGATGTTCCCAGTCGTGGTTACGTAAGTGCGCTATTTTGCGACCTGTTGAGTCAGCGCCACGCTCTTGAATAGACTTTTTAAAAGCACCTTTTTTAATTATATCTCCATCACTATCCTTAATATCAAATGCAGAAGCGTAGAATTTAACCATACGGCTACCTTCGTCAATGTCGCTAACAGCTAAGTCTAAAGTCTTAACCGCATACTTTTTATTTAATCTTACCTCTACGCTCATATTTCAAAAGTATAAAATTTTTCAATTAGTTGTTATTGCGAAATATTATTTTGTTCAGGTTGGCTTTGTTTAGGTATATCCATTTCTGGAATAGGCAATTTATCATACCCCATAATCTCACGCCCTTCATTAGGAGAGTAAACACCTGCTTCAATCATCATTTTAACTCTGCTTGCCATCTCTGTTAGGTCAACTTGCAAAGCCTTAACATCGTCTAAACAGAATTCAATCTTATATGTTTTGCCATCTTGCTTATTATAAGAAGGTACTAACCATGTATTTAAAGCGCTTTCAATATCTTTTAGCATTGGAATAATGGCATTATCCCACATTGCCTTCTCTGCTTCTTTACGGTTGCTATATGTTTTATTGTCGGGGTCATTTAATAATGAACTATCTACCCCGTAAACATTACATATCGCTCTTAATGGAATAATACCTAGTTCAACTAGCTTTAGGTCTGCTGGCGACATACCAATAGGTACAAATGATAAATCACCATTGCTTAATATAGGTGTACCAAATTTCTTTGCTCCTGCGTACTTCTCTCTAAACTTAGCATCCATTTCATCTTTGGTGCTTTGGTCTATTCTTACATTGCTTTTACTTGTAATAATACCCATTGCACCTCTATTCTTTAAGATAGATGCGTTTGCCTCCCATTGATTTTTGCTAGTAATTACAGCGTTGTATGCAGTTCTAATCGGGCTTAAACCGTAAAGCCTATCATATGAATTGCCGATAGGGTTGAAGTTCTTTATGTGCTTTACTTCGCTTGCATCATAGCTGCTTAGTATTTCATCTTTAACTATGTAGCCTCTAATAGGCTCTAGTGTTCCTCTAATAATCTCTACTTTGTCGGCAGGTAGTACATTCAACTCTCTAAACGCTTCACCAAATCCGATAGCCTGAGTGCCTTGTAAGTACCCATTACCAGTCAATAGCTTATATGCTGCAAGGTGTTCAATTAATTCGTACCATGATTGATGGCTGTTAGGTTTAGCCATTAACTCATTAAGTGATGAATCTTTAACCTCTTCTTTTTCCCCTTTCTTATTTATTGCGTACACTTCCCATTCAGCCATACGCATTGAAACAAGTATCTTATTGATAACACTATACACATCATTAGACGTAGCATAAGTTTCTTCTAATAACTTTGAATCGTTGCCAGCTAATTGAACAGCACCACCTAATCCAATTAATGAAGAGTCGGTGAAGAACTGAGGTGATGTACGCCCAAATAAGGATAAAGCCTTTTGAAAAATATTGAATTTTCCTTGCATCTTTTAGATATATCTTTTTCAAATATACTTATTTTCAAAATATAAAGTATATTTTTCTAAAAAAAACCAAATTTAATTTGGCTAGTAGAATTCTATTTTACTTACATTAACCATCTCGGCTGCACCTGTTAACGCATCGGGTGCGTCATCGTGCTTGTTCTTGCCTTGTGCTGTGTAAGTCTTTAAGGCTGTGTAAAACTCAGAGTAGTTATGCTCCCAATTATAAGGGAAGTAACAGTTTTGCTCTATCCAATGTTTATTTGTTAATATACGTGCTTCTTTGTTAGCTGTTTGATGATACCAATCTAATATGATGTTCGGATGTCCTTTACGGTCTAGTATCGATTGAACCGCTCTAGTGAACCCTTTCCCTCCGTTATTACTTTCAATCTTGCAGTACTGCACACCGTTTTTTATAAGTACATCGGCTATCGCTGGTTCTGTTACCTCCATGCCTTCTTTGCTGTAATACACATCAAGCACGTACATACATGAGTTGTGAATAGCGAATACAACACAGCATAAGTAGTCATCACCGCTATCCGCAGTATCAATATAGGCATGAATAGGTAGAAGTAATGTTTTTCCTTGCTCATCTTTTGGCAGTTCGTTATAAACTTTAAATGACTTATAAAGCCTACCTTGCACATCCATAGGCTGCTGGTGGTAGTTTGCTCTTAGTATCTCGGTTGCCATTTTCTTCTTCTTGTCGTTGTAATCTTCAAGGCTTAACAAGTCGCTGCATAACATATTACCAGCTTCATCGCATACCTCCATTTTCAACACATACCAATCCTCAGGCTCTTGATCTAACAACACACCGCATAAATCTTTAGTCGCCCACCTAGTCATGTTGATAATCTGAATAGAACCGCTTTCAAGTCGTTGTAAGAATGTATTAACATAAAAGTCATAGTGCGATTGTAATACCCTATCATTAAACGCCTCTTCTGCGTTCTTTATAGGGTCATCAATAATTCCTATGTTACATCCTACCCCCGTAACAGTACCAGTAAACGATGAACCTAAGTAATTAAAGAATTGCCCCTCTAAACTCCAAAGCTGAGCCGATGCGTCGCCATGCTTTATCTTTGTTTTAAATACATCTTGAAAG